TAAAGGCAAGTTGCAGATTTTATTTTATCAATCTGAGTAGAGTACGGAGTAAGAGTAGCTGTGCCGAGTTCGATATTTGACGAATCGTATTTACCGTCAAGTGAAGTTTGGGTTGTCTTCTCGAATGTCAAAACTTCGTTTGCAACCTCTGGGACACCTTCCGCAACTTTATTTGGTAAATAGATTGACTCTTTTTCGGTAATCATAATTTCGGACACTTTGAAGAATCCTGTTCCGTCATAATCAAACCGAATCATAATATAAGCGGTATCCTCTACTGTTGTAAATGAACCAAAACCCTTTCTAAGTTCAAAGCGAGTAGTATCTGAATTAACTCCATTCAGAAAAACATACGCTCCACAATTGGTAGAGGAAGGAAGCCACGAGAATAAATATTTTGTATTAGGCTTAACTGCTATTCTCATGGATTGTGGGTAGAGTGATGATGAAATCCATCCGTTTGTGTATGCCCTGGGTTCAGTGGCTGTTAAAGCAAATGATTTTTCGGTATAATCCACTTTATCGAGAGTACCTCTGTAAACTGGATTAGTAAGACTCTGTAGCCCTTTCGCCCAAGCATCAAAATCAAAAATGTTAGAGCTGTTAACAAGGTTAGCTTTGTTTGATAGTAAGGTATCAACATCTACCTTGTCTGCTTTTTCAGCGAGCAAATTATCGGTTTCAGTCTTATCGGCTTTTGAGAGTAGAGCTTTGTAAACCGTACCGCTCGTGAGATAACACGGACTATTATTTTTTGGTTCACTGTCAAACGGCATTGAATCGAGCTTTCGGGCAAGTTTTTTGTCTGTTTCTTCTCTCGTGTATGCGTTCGTAATTCCGTACCCTGCAAGCGTTGTCGCTTTATTAGCTTTGTTTGTAAGATTTGTGTCGACTGTATCAAGCCTTGCCCCAAGTGAATTAGAACTGCCTCTTGCATTCTCGACTTCTTTTGTGATGTCCGCAAAAGAGCTTGCGCCCGGAAAAGCTTTACTGTCATCGTTGATTACGCTTTTTCCAATACGTAAACAAACGGTTTCAGCAGTTATGATTTCGTCGCCTTCCATAAGCACAATATCCATTTTACAAATGCCTGATAATGCGAGCATTGTATCTGTAAGCGTAACTGTGACCACATTATTTTTTGTGTCAACAACAGCGGCAACACCGTCCGCAACGATTACATCGTCAACCGTAGCATTGACTTTCGCTGACATCGTAGAGGCAAGGTCAACAGTTTCACCGTTGACGGTGAACGCAAAATCAATAATGCGTGAGCCTTTGTCGCCCTGTCTGACCTCTAAGATTTCGTAGTTTTTACAGCTGTTAATCTCAAGTGTCATTTTGGTATGGTTAATATTCAATGTTTTCACCTCATTTAACTATATAATCTGATAACTTTGACTTCGCTGTGCCAAGTTCGAGACTGTTCCAACGTTCAAGCACAAAATCATAGTCTGTCTTAATGATTTTCGCTTGCAAGCTATCGTTTTCAGTATCAACATACACCGTGTCGCATAAATGCAGTCCAAGCATTTCATTAAGTGTCGGGGGATAGTCAACCTTTACGTTGAGCGTAGGCGCTCCGTTTGTGTTTACGAGTTGTCCTCTTAAAACCTGTGCCTGAATATTTAGCTTTTGGATTAAGAAGTCCTTGTTCTCACCTGTGTGGGCATTAAAATCCCAGTAACCTGTTTCATCGCCGATGTAGACCGAACCGCCATCCGAAACATCAACCGTTTTCACCTTAATTAGCTTAGATTTATGGGTTTTGAGTTCTTGCGGTTGAGAGCAGAGGATGACGTTCTTGTCGTTGTATGTGTCGTGGCAAGTGGCATAAGCTGCAACGTGGGAACAGATATCATCTGAATTAAGCGTTTGCGTAAGACTGCTGATGTTACTTCCCCAGCGCAAATGGTAGCTTGTAACCGCCCCACGGCTTTTTAACAACGACACATTGAAATTGTTGTATTTGTATTCACCGCCAAAAACATCAACGAGTGAACCGTCTGCACCACCCATAAAATCACCAAGAGTACAGGGCGTACAGAATCCAAGCGTCATAGATGATTTTGCGGTAATATTTGATGTAAATTTGAAATAGTGCTCCCACAAGGTTGCCTGCGCAAACAACGAATCACCCTCAAAATCACGACCTGTGCAAAGTATATCCCACCATTCCTTTGGAGTATGTACAACATCTGTCTGATTCTGAGTTTCAACTAAAAAGTTATTGTACAAATTGTGCTTAATGTGCTTTGCTTTAACCGTAATTGATTTTTTGTCTTTATACTGCAAATCATAAATTTCAAAATACTGCGGTTCATCGGTTGGGTTCGGTCTTGCCTTAACGAAATACTGCGTGTCGAGCAAGTCGACACATCTGTCCGTTGTTGATAGTTCCATTTCGAGCAAATAATCGCCGTTTCGTTCCTCGGTAACTTTACCGCTGATTATTTCTGTAAACCGTCCGAGTAGGTTAAATCTACTTGGGCCGATTGTTTTAAAATCCGATTTATACAACAAAGGGAACATTTTTTATAATCTCCTCCAGTTCGGTCTTATTGACAGTAATGCGTTTTTATATGCAGTTACAACAATTTGATTGTTTCCAACCTTTAATTTAGGAGGTATAGTATCGTCAACAAAATTAGTTGTACCGTCTGATTTGTGTGCAATATACTGCATAGTTTCGCCGTCAAGCACAGCGTAGTCATAACCGCCTGTGCACTTCAAATCAAGTGATTCACCGTTTATGTTAATTTTAGCAACTGCCGTAGTGCCACCGCTAACATTCGTGTTAGTTATGATGATAGTAGGTAAGGATTCATATTGTTCGGGATTGTGCAAGGAAACCGATTTATTAACCTCAAAATCAATAGTCCGCTGTCCAAGCTCTGAAAACCACCACGGCTGGCGGTTGAATTTGATTTTTGTTGTTAGTAATGTTGGGAGTTCACGAACAATGTCGTCAGTATTTGATATGTAAGCCTCGGTGAAATATCCGGGATTGTAAGTGTCCTTGTACTTTTGGTAGCCTCGAGTTAAAGTTAGCCATTCGATAACAGCCCTTGCAAGGTGCTTTGCTGACAGTTCGGATAAATACGGCAAAAAGGAGATTTCACGCTCAAATTCAACATTCTTCCACCGCCCGTTATCAAGCAAGACATCACCGTCTCTACACGGGATTTCAACCGTTGAAACATCTCTGACGGGGATTTCGTGCTGTGGCGCTTGTGTGATACGACCCCCGAAATATGATAGCCATTTACCCCCGAAATAAAAGTTATGCATATGCTTTCTGCCTCCTTGTGATTTCGTCAGCTAACCGATTGCTCATTTCAGCAACAAAGCTGTCAACGTCCATGTCATTGTTAATAGCGACCGAGGGGATATTAACACTTATGTTGTTGACGATGTTAGTTGAATCATTTCCAAATACTGAGCCTCTGTCTTCACGCTTAGACTGGCGGTATTTCTCGGCTTCTTGAGCTGTGAGAACTGCTTCGCCGGCATCAAGATATGCGACAAACTTATCATGTGGAACATAATCAATACCTGCACGGAAACGAGGTAAGGTCACTTCCGGAATCGGATCTATTTCCCAGCCTATCATTGATGTTGCCCAGTTTACGCCCTCCAAGAGCTTGTTAATAATCCAAATAATGCCGTTGATTACATTCTCAACAAATGTAGGTAAAAGGTTAAATACGTTTTTGAAGATGTTAACAACACCGTTCCACGCTTGTTCCCAGTTTCCCGAAAAAACACCTTTTACAAAATCCACAATTCCATTAAAAATCCCCGAAAGCGGTTCAAGAATTTTTTTGACTCCTTTAATTGCACCGCCTAAAACCTCCGAAAAGATTTGCGCCAACCATTCAATCACCGGAACAAGCGCAGGGATAAGTGTTTCAAGCATTTCACCGAGTAGGTCAAGAACCGGGCGAAGAGCGTCAAAAACCTGTGTTATGACAGGCGACAGCTGTTCAAAAACAGGCTGTAGAATGCCGACAATTGTATCGCACAACTCACTGATAATCGGGATAAGAGGTGTTAAAAGGTCATTAAGAAATGTAGCTAAGTCCTCTATAATCGGAGTAAGTGCCGCCAACAATCCATTGAGCAATACGCCGGCAAGCTGAACGAACACCTCAATAACGGGCATTAAGAGTTCTACAAGCGTACTGAATAATGGCATTATAGCCTGAATTATCTGCATGAAATACGGTAATAAGTCCTGTATAATTTGCAGTAAAGGCGGAAACAATTGTTCAACAATCTGTATGATGAGAGGGGCTAACTGCTCTATAAGCTGAGCTATAAACGGGAGCAATTCCTCAATCAAGGGCATAATCTGTTCAAGCATTGACACGATTATCGGGGCGACCTCTTCGCAGATGTTAATGAGCGCAGGCGCAAGGCTATCAGCTACAACTTCAATAATCGGTGATAACTGCTCCAGTAGCTTACCGCCTAAGCCGATAAGCGAATTAAGCACAGGTTCAGCGACAGCACCGATTTGCGCCATTGTATCAGACAGCTGCTGATGAGCCCTGTTAGATTCCATTACATCGCCATTTGTTTCCTTGTACTGAGCAGAGGCATCCGAATACAAGCTTGTGAGAGTTGATGTGATTAACTGCTGTCTTTCTTGTTCTGATGAGCATTTAGCAAGTTTTTCATTAAATTCATCTTCTGACACGCCCATCCAGTTAAGCGCATCGGCAAGCGAACCTGTTACAGTCCCGACTTTTGCTGTTTCGTTTGCCGCCTCGGTCAAGCCTTCAATCGGAAGCGAATCGCCGAACTGACCGTAAACACCTGTGCAAATCTCTGTCCAACTTTGCAGGTCTTTTGTGGAATCGCAAAGCAATGATAAATGATTAGCCGCCTCAGTTGCCTGTCCGCTGTCACCGACTACGGCATACAAGTCAGAGTAAGTCTGTTTTGCGTCTGCCGCTGAGAATTTGTTAGTGGTGAAAGCTGTGTCAAGTTTTCCCATTTCCGTTCGGTATTCTCGGGTGCTCTCTGCGACAGTGGACAATGCTCCTACGCCTGCCGCCGCTCCACCTACAAGTGCAGTTCCCCATTTAGCAGCAGTTTTTATTCCACTACCGAGCGTTGAAGCAACGCCCTTGCTTTTCTTCTCGGTCTCTGCAATGGATTTGTTTGCTTCATCGTTATTTACGAATATCGAGCCGAACAACTTAAATATTTCAACAGCCATTAACTACACCTCCTCCCATTTATAATTGTCAAGGTAGTTTTCAACCGTTTTTTCAATTTCTTCCGTATTGACCGTATCAACAATGTTATTAGGCCGTGTCGAGCCTGTTGCCTTGTTAACGAAATCCGTGTACAACAAGCCTGTGAAATTTCCCACAACAGTCAAAATATAGGCTTTGTAAAGCAATTCGTCATTACGGTCATTTATAGCGTTTTTGATAATTTCGACAGCATTGGAGAAAGACAACTCATGCAGTATGGCAGTATTACCGCAACAATACTGCATGAGCATTCCAAATGTTCTTACTTCAAGGCTGAGAGCGAGGTAAAAAAACTCTTAATATCGTTCTCCCTGACGATCGTCTTTACATTATCAAGGACGTCGGGGATACTTAATTTACTCACCTCATCGGCAGTGATGTCGCCTCTGATGTCGGCAAGTAATGAATAAAATTCCTGTTCTGTTTCTTTGTTTGATAAAGAAGTTATCAAAGTAATCACAAATTCAAGACCGACCGCTTCGGTGTTGACCGTTTCATCTTTGCTGTTGTTTTTGACAGCAATGCGATTTGCGAAGTCTGCAATTTCCTCTTTGATGTCTGCTTTTTTGATAATGCGAGCAAAAGTAAATGCGTCTTTAATGCTTAATTTTCTCATAATTATGCCTCCGTTGCTTCCGCTGTTTCCGTTTTTTCTGTCGGTCTGAAAATCTTAAACGGCGGTTTGATTTCGTCCTCTGAATCATAAACCTCGGGTGAAAGGTTACCATAGAACTGAGCTTCTACCTTACCGTTGTCTTTGTCGGCAATTGCAAGTGTAAGACCGTTCTCATTGAAGCCGTTGAACACCTGAATAATACACGGCTTATCCTCCCCGAGGAGACAGCCTACCCAAGTGATATTCTTAATGTAGTCACCGTCAAGAATAACATCTCTACCTGTGATTACATCGTAGCCTACGACCTTTTCGTCTGTGCTTTTGTCGGCAATTCCAAGACCGTAAATGAAGTTCTGAGTAGTCATCTCAGCAAGTGTCGCTTTAAGGTAAACCTCCCAACCGTCAACTACCGTATCGCCTTTAGTTCGTGTTTTTACACCGTCAAATTCAAGGCGGCGGAGTATCGGCTTGGCTGAATATTCACCGCCTTTGATTGTTACGCCAAGGCATTTACCTGCCTTTTTGGCACTTGCGTATGTGTCCGTAGCAGGATCGTAATTTGCAAAAAACGCACCTGCATCAAGGAGCATATGGTCAGCCGTCTTAGCGTTATAACCGCTGTACGGTTTAATCTTTCGTGGCTTAACTGTTGCCATTTCAATCGTCCTCTCTTTCGTAAACCCTCAATTCAAGGGTTGTCATTATTCTGTTTATTGTTTTATCGGATTCAGCGACATACTGCCTGTCGCTGTTATTGTAGAATTTGTAATGCCGTTCACCTTGTGTATAGGTTGCCCTCGCAACATCCGAATAGATTTCATCCACAATATTGTCGATTTTCTCGGTGGTGAACCTATCGTACAGATTAAGCGTAACAAGATATTTCTTGTACGGCTCGTCGGTGTAAAGCTGTTTCAGTTCGTAAACAAGCCTCGGGAAGCCGTCACCAACCATAAAAAATGAGGGGACATACTGCGACAAAACCGCATTTAATAAATTTTTAATGCTATTCACCGCTGTATTCCCCCTCACTGATTTTTCGTTCTGCCTCTTCTGTGCCTACGGCACTGAGGTACTGTTGTTCAATTTTTATGATGTCCTTGATATTGCTTTCGGCAGCGTCGCTCAATGCTCCGATTTTTGGATATTTATTCGTGCCAATCTCTTGGTACAGTCCATAGAATCCGCCCGGCTTAAATCCTACCTGTAAGTCAGGAATTTTTTGCTTTGAGCGTACCCAATACTGCGTATTTTTTGCTAATCGCCCTGACCTGCGTTTTATTTTCTGCCTTGTCCGTTTACATACCAGCTTTCCAACATCGCGCAGAGCGGCTCTCTCAAGCTCTTTGAGTGTGTACTGAATGCGGTCAACATTGCTGATTATCTCAACACCGTTTTTGGTAATTTTAACTGCTTTAGGAAGTGACATTGTTTTCACCTACCGCATCAGTCAAGTACAACTCTGTACGCTCTGTGCCTTTAATCTCATACGCACGATAAATCTTGAACCTCTTATTTTCGAGATAACAAAATTCTTCATTGTGATATTCAAACGAGTTGACTTCAAGCATACATTCGGGCTTCAACCCGTTCGCCTGTGCCTGAAAAAATTCAGATTGTCGGACATATTTGCGTTGTGCATAAATCGTTCGGAGCTTTTCCTGATACACAATTTCGCCGATGTCATTGGTTGTTTGCCCTGACTTTTCAACAAGTTTAACAAGAGTATCTGCATTCATTATGTTTGCGCTCCTCTCGCAGCCATTGCATCGCGCAATTCTTCGTAATGTCGTGCCCATTCGCTGTCGGCGGTAACCGAAAAATAAGCACGACAATAGAATTTGATTGCCTGCATAACAAGTGCAGTTGAGTTTTTGTCGTTGACATCAACTCCTGCACCTGCCATGTCACTTTTGGCAGAATCAATGAGGGCAGATATTTCATCATCAAACAACACCGTATTGATACGGAGCGAAACCTTTACGGCTTCAATTTCATTGGATACTGCCATAATTCAAACCTCTTTTAAGCGCTTTTCTTAACGAGCTTGACAAGGCTGTGAGTATCCACGACCTTACCGTCTGCAAGCATTACGGCTTTAAGGACTGTGTTATCGGTGTCGTCCTCTTCGTACTTCTTGACACTTAAACCCATTACCTCGTTGAAGATGTAATCGTTAAGATTGAACATCATCGCAAAGGTTGTGTCGGCTGAAACCGTGTCAGCGTACGAATCCATATAGCCGTCTGTCGGGATAACAGCACGACCGAAAAGTGAGAGTGACGGCTTGCCGTTAAGTCCTTCGGACATACGAGCGACAGGCTGACCATTGCTATCTGTGATGCCCATAAATGCAAAGAATGACTTCTTTGTCATCAGCCATACAGCGTCATCGTATGCAGCAGGAAGAGCCGCCTCAGCAGAGCAGAGTGTTGAATATGTGAGCTTGCCGGTTTTTGCAATCTCGATTGTCTGACCGTCAGGCGGAGTGCATGAAAGAATACCTGTTGGCGAACCTGAACCCGAACCCTTAACAATTGCCATTTCACAAGCCTTAACAACTGCGTTCTTAATCTGGTCGATAAACTGTGATTCAAAAGTATCAAGCGCCGTTTTGGTCATAAAGAGCGAGAACGCAACCTTGCATTCAAGCTTATAGCCGGCAAAGACAACCTTGTCAGTAGTTACCTGCTGCTGGTCTGAACCCTTTTCCTCATCAACCCAGCTTGCTGTCGGGCGGATGTTCTGTGTAGGGATAAGGAGCGCTGTCGGATAAGCCGTCTTGAACACTCTTGCGTAAATTTCGCCGATTTTTTCAAGTTCAACGATTAAACGCTGATACATTGTGGTCGGCACAATAGCCGCCGCAGTGCTTGATGTGGTCTGTGATGCCACATTCATAAACTTCTGTGGCACGGGTACGCCGTTCTGAATATAGTTAGCGAATGCTTTTCTGTATTCAAGTGTTGCGTACATATCTGTTACCTTTTCGTCCTCATCTGTAAGGTCGATGTTTGCCTTGTGATTTTCAAATGGTGCAGGCATTTTGATTCCCTCCTCTGCATTTTTATTTGCCATTTTCACGGCAGAATTTTCAAACTCACTGTCAAGTTTATCAATCTGCTGTGTTACCTCTCTCGCCTCAGCGAGTTTGTTCTCTGCGATAAGCTGTTTAGCCTTATCATAGAGTGCATTTCTCTTGTCGAGATATTCCTGTTTGTTCATTCTTCTTCAACTTCCTTTCGTTTGAGTAATTCAAGTTTTGCTGTAAGCTGTGTTTTTTCGTCCCTCATCTGTTTGATGATGGCATCAGGGATAAGGCCGCTAAGACTTGCCGCAAGTTTAACCTCTTTTGGCTTTTCGGCGTATTCCGTGACCTTGTCAATAAAGCCTTTTTTAACTGCCTCATCAGCAGTGAACCAAGTTTCCTTGTCCATAAGTCCAATAAGCTCGTCCTCGCTCATACCCGTTTTAAGTCGGTAAGCTGTTGCGACGGCTTTACTTGCTTTAAGCAACACGCCTGATTCGTGTGCCATGTCATTGTAATCGCCTGCGGCATAGCTTGAAACATTATGAATCATAAGCATACCTGTTGGCACAATTTCAGATGTGCACGCACAAGCGATGTATGAAGCGGCCGAGGCGGCAAAAACGACCTTGATTGTAGCCTTGCTTTCGGCGAGCATATCGTAAATTTCTGAGGCGGCAAAGATGTCACCACCTGATGAATTGATAACAACCTGTACGCCCTCATCATCCGCCACTTTGTCAAGCTGTGAGCGAATGTCGGCTGGACAACAGTAGTCTACTCCAAACCAGTCGTAAATCCACTTATCATCATTCGTAATGATAGGGCCTTTAATGTCAATTGTTTTCGGCATCATTTTCACCTCCTTCGTCAACTGCAACTGTATCTAATCTTCTGAGCGGAGTATCACCGCCCGGAACAGGAGCAAGACCGAGTGATTCTCGCCATTCATTCGGGAGCATTGCTCCACGGTCAACCATTCCTGCAAAATTCAGCTTTGTTTTTAAACTTGCAGATTGCAAATTGAACGAACCTACTGCGATGTAATTTCCACAACTACGCTGACGGCGAGTGAATAGTTTCCGTGTCAGCTCGTTTTTAAGCTGAATAATTTTAGGTGAAATCACCGCCTCAAAGTAGGCGTTTTCTTCATCTTCGTTCGCTGTTGATGTGATAATTTTCACATTAGTGTTAAAAAGCTCAAGGATTCTGTTTTTCGTTCTATCCATTTGCAAAGCATTGGGAACATAGTCGTTCGGGGTTATCTGATTTGCGTCAACCTTTGCGTCAACTGCCGCAACGCCCACAGAGCTGTTACTGATGTTAAGGTAGTTGTCAGCAAAAGCTTTTGCGTTCTTCTTCAAATCCTCAGGACGCAACGATGAGGTATATTTCAGCAACCATTTAATGACACTTGAATTTCTGATAGCGCTGATGATGCCGCTGTCGGTTGTTTCAACAATTTCGAGCAAAGGAGCAAGAGCCTTAAATTTGCCACTTCCAAATATATCGTTCTCTGCGAAGTCATCACGCAAGTGTATGACATCTTCGGAGGCGAAGCGGTAAGTCTTGCCGTTTGCAAGGATAAATTCATAAACAAGGTTGCCGTTAGTGTCGTACAAGTCCGTAGCTGATTTAGCCGGTATAAAATACAATTCTGTCGGCAAGCCGTTTGAATCCCTGATTATCAGCCAAAAAGCATTGCCCGATAACGATAACTGTGTGCTTGTCCTATATAGGAGCATATCCATTGTTGTGTACGGGTTTGGTTCTTCAAGCAAAAATTTGACATAAGGCTCGGGATTGATTAAGAGGTCTTTTCTACCGTCAACGATTGTTTCTCTTATGTGTTTAATGGATAATTTTGAAAATCTGAGAGCCTGTGCATTAACGCAAGATCGGACGGTGTCGGAATCATATGCTCTGTTGCCCCACAAGAAGAAATTTGAATTATTTTGTGTGACAAGTTCAACCCTTGAAAAATTCTTTGTCTTCCTGACATTGCGAACAGAATTTAAAAAGTTCTTAAATTTTCCCATTCTCTCACCTCCTAAACAATGCTCAAATATTCGTCTTCATATTCAAAATATATCGTGTAAGCGTCAAGTAATGCCGCAGTACCGTCAATTCGTCTTGTTGACTTCGAGGTCTTAATCGGCTGTATATTACCGTTTCTGTCCTCATCTATTGCGGTGTTTGCAAGACACCATTTATCAATTGGATTGTTGTTGTAAATTATTCTTTTCTTTACAAGGTCTGCTTTAAGGGCTTTCATCGGGGCAGACAGTGTTTTCTTGCCCTGATGTACCGCTTCCATAACGGTAGGACCGAAAGCGTCAATCATCTGATTAACCCACATCTGAGCTGACCAAGCGTCATAGCCCTCTTTCCACAAGTAAATGTCGTATTCGTCTTGTAGCTCTTGATACCACGCTGTTACAACACTTGCGTCAATCTTGTTTCCGGGGCAGGTACGCATAAAGCCCTGTTCTATCCATTTGTCGTAAGGAATTTTATCCTCGGTTACTTTTTTCTCTACGAGGTCGGCAGGTATCCAGTACATAGACAATACATAAATATTTTCATTGTCAGGCACTCGGAACAACATCTTGGCCGCCGTAAGGTCGGTTGTGCTTGATAGGTCTGCGCCGCCTATACCGTAAGTCGGGCGAAGCTCCTTCACATCGAATTTTGTTTCGTTGTTAAGCTCCTCGAAATTGAGCCACGATTCAGTTGATGTTTCGGCTATGTTAAATTCTTTGCATACAAGGTTGCGTACAAGTGACGGATTTGCCTGTGCTTTCTTAACTTTGCTTGCAAGAGCGTTTCGGTTTTTAATTGTACCAAGTCCCGGGTTTGCCTTTTCCCAGCAATCGGGTTTTTCCCATTCTTCGCGCTTGTCAAGCTCGTAGATGATGTAAAGGCTGTGCTCATCTTTGTAGCCTACCTCGTCAAACAAGCCGTTCGTGGTGCGGACAGCATCGTCATAGATTTCATCGTAGATGTCCTCTCTGATTTTTCCGGCTGTTGTTGTAACAAGGATAAGAGGTTGGTCTCGCCCGATCGTACCGTCTGCCATAATGTCATACAGCTGTCTGCCGTTTTTCCATTGATGAACTTCGTCCATAAGGCAACAATGCACATTCAAACCGTCGAGTGTATCTGAATCAGAAGCAAGCGGCTTAAACACTCCGCAATTGTAGTCCTCCGAACTCAACTCATTCAGCAGTGGTTTAATTCGTTTCAATAAAGTTTCACTCTTGCGAACCATTCGTTTCGCTTCCTGCCATATAATCTTGGCTTGGTCCCGCTTTGTGGCGACTGCATACACTTCGGGACCGGGTTCACCGTCACCGATAAGCATATACAAGCCTATCGCGGAGGCGAGCAAAGACTTGCCGTTCTTTTTCCCGATAATCAACACAGATAAGTTATACTGCCTGATACCGTCATCGTCTACAAAGCCAAATGTCGCCGCAAGCCACGCTTTTTCCCACAGTTCAAGCTTCACAAGCTGACCGCCCATTTTACCTTTACTGTGTCGGCAGTAGTTTTCGACAAATTCAATGATGTGATTTCCTCGCTTGGCTTCGTAATGATAGCCGTCTGTCGGATTAATCACCTTATCACTTAAATGTTTGTACCACTTGCGTATTTTGTCACAAACAGTAACCTTGCCGTTCTTTATCTGCTCGTAATATTCAAGTATCGGATTATAACTTAATGGATAGCGCTTCAAAGCTTGTCACGCCCCTCGACAAAATCGTCAAAGCCGTCTGTTGTCGCAGTCTTTGCCTCGGTCACTTTTGGAAGCATATCGTTGAGTTGCTTAATGTATTTAAGATAATTTCCAAGCATCGTGTTATACAAATCTGCCTCAGGTCTTTTGCGCGAGTACGGCTCTTGTGTTTCCGACTGCGAAAATAATTCAGTCAAGCCATAAATTGCAATGTCTTGTTGCAGTTCTTTAAGTCTGATTCGAGTGAACGCCGCATTCTCGATTAAGCCAACGGCGAGGTCTTTTCTCTTAACTTCTATGTCCTTGTAGATTTCCGTTAATCGCTTTATCTCTCGTTTAATCGCTCTTTGTTCTCTCTGTTCGTCAGTCATTTTACAAGTCACACCGTCCTTTCACACAAGATTTTAGGGGGAGGGGGGCTATATAATAAGGCGCGCAAAAAATCTAACTGCCCCCCTCGGTCCTACGGTTACCGGTTTCCGATTTTTCAACGGGGGGGGATAATCGGTCGGAGCATTCCGCTCTCATCAAAAAAATATTTTTTCGGTTCGCAACCACCTATCCCGTGCCCCGGCAAATCATCGTGACATTTTTTGCACACATATAATAAATTGTCGTAATTGAGAGTAACATCAGGGTTGTTTATGTTGCTCTCATTAATCATGATTTTATGATGTACGATAAAACCGTGTCGCTCTTTACACAGCTGACACAATCCGCCGTCAACAAGCATTCGCTCAGCAATAAAACTTTGTCGGCAGTCCTGCCAACGCTTTGATTTGTAGAAACTCTTAGCAAACGCTTTAGCCATATATGCACCACCAAATAAAAAATGGACTTACAACACAGATAGTCCGTCTGCATTATAAGTCCATTGTATATTTTTTCTCGTTGCATTATTGGTGCAATTTAATTATTGTTTGTTATCTTTCGTCTGTTTTAGCCAGCCCCAATAAATAATCAGTAGTAACATTCAGAGCAATCGACAACCTTCGTATATTGTTCGTCGTCGGCGCTATTTCGGCAGTTAGGTATCTACAAATCTGACTGCGTTGAACTCCCGATTTCCTCGCTAACTTTGTCGGGCCGATATCTCTCAGCTTCATAGCCTTTTCAAGTTGCATTGAAAAATCAACATCAGCCCTGTGTATTTTGTCCACTAATTCGTTGCCCCCTTTTAAAATCTTTAGCTTTATACACTTTACAAAATCTTCCTTTTGAATCAAATGTGGTTTTGTTTTTCGCAAGGCAGTAATAAGGTGGTAAAGCTTGAAAAAAATTATTTTCTCCGTAATACACGCAGGTTGCACAGCGCTTGTGCTTTTGTCTGTATTCATCAGGTGTCATTACTGTCCGCCTCACTTTCAAGCCAATGTTTTGTGCAGTCAATACAGCTGTTATTGAATCGCTTTTCCATAGGACAGCCAATATACGGAGTCCCGTACGGGCAATTGAAAAAGTCCATACAACTCCGAGCCATTTCGTCAATTGACATCTGTTTGATTTTTTCAAAGTTTGTCATTGTGTTCACACTCCTTATCCATTTTTGCACCGCAATAAGGGCAGTATGGATACAAATCAATGTCCTCGTAAAAAGTGAGAAAATTTTTACACTCAGAACATAAATAATTTGCATAACCGACATCCCCGCTGTCGTATTCCCACTTTCCGTGTTTGACTTCTTGAACATCTTCTGTTATCTGATTATCAAAGTCTTGTAGTGTAACAATTTCACCGACATTTTCATCTCGTTCTTCATATCCTTTCATATTTGCGAGATGAGTGTTAATATCCTTGAGTTCTGATAAGATAGCCTCCGCTGTTGATTCTGTATTTTCCGCTGTCGGCTTTTCCTCATATTCTTGTTTTGTACAGCTTACAGCGTGATATCCGCTAAGTCCAAGTATATGACAAATGTTTTCAGGTCTTATACATCCAGAACTTTCTACATAGCTCTCTATTTCATTTGTTTCATTGTTAATCAATTTGTAATAATATTTCATTCTATATCACTCCTTATCTCAACATACTTCGACAATGAAAATATATATGCTTTTTGTAAATTTTTGCTCCGCAAGGTTTGCCGATAACTTTGGGAGGTCTTGGTAAAACTTCGTCATCTTCACAATAATATTCATCGATGGCATAAAAATCATAATATTTACCGAGGGCTGTCTCATTCATTTTCCGTGATTCTTTCTTCGTCTCCTTCAAAATTAACAACTTTTCCATTGTCTGTGTAATCTCTGCGGTCAAATTCAAGTTTCAACTTGTCGATGACAACCCTGTCGATATGTTCCCAAAACACTTCGTCAGTGTAGGAGTGTTCAATTATTTCGGTCATCGACTTCAAAGCCTTTGCACATCTATCACGACCAAAGCCGAAATCCTTATACAAGGCAAATACAATAGTCTTAAAAATTCGCCTTGTCAGGTCATTGATTTCTTTGTCCTTGACTTTCTGATATTCCCTGTCGGCAAGGCGGTTAATCTCCGCCATAGCCTCCTTTTTCAGCTTAACAGGTATTCTCGCTTTCAACGCTTTCTCTCCTTTCGTCAATCTTATCAAGTGCAGTTACAATCAACGAGCTTTTGGCTTTGGTGTCCATAAGCTCTGCCTGATAGTAAAACCGACCCGTTGTATTCCGTCTGATGATACAGCCTTTCAGAACGTATTCTGCCCCATCTTTAACATTTGCAATATATCTCAGGGCTTCAAGATTTAATTTATAAAGTTGCTTTGCTCCGAATCCGAAATGGCGACTCAATATTATGGAAGCAAGTTCCAGCCCGTAACCGATACCGGTATCAAACATTTCACCACGAATACGATCTTCGTGCTGTTTACTTCTTAATTTCCAGTTGCTTTTCATTTATCACAACTCCTATTTATATTTCTTTTTGTTTATCATACAAACATATCCACCCCAAAGGGACCTGCCTAACATACGGACACTTTTTACAACAATAGACACATATGTATAAGCCTTTTTTTGAATATGGACATTTCCGTATGCTACATGGATGATATTCGTGTTTACACTTTCGACAAACCTGCAATTTCATAATCAATCACCCAATTGCAGATATTTTTCAATTGTCTGCTTTGCTGATGTACTGCCATAACATACCTTTACGGCGTATCCGCACCGTGAAAGATTCTGCAACCATTTATCCTGATGTTCAGAAGTCTTATTGTTGCCGACTTTAAGCTCAATATATAAGCCGTGATATTTACCTTTTGGCACAGCAAGGCATAAATCCGGAACACCTGCCCTAACTCCTTGCCTTTTAAGATGTGCGGCTTCGGCTTTATCTCTTCTGCCACCATTTGGAACAGCGTACAGCATTGAAAGTTCAGGATGTATTTTCATTTGCACACATTTATCCGCCCATTTAATGAGTTTACATTGCTCCTGTGCTTCAGACATCATTTTCATTTCCTCTCGTAAAACGGTAATTCTTATTTTTATCGGCTTTAATAAAAATTTTCGGATTAGCCATTTCTGAAATTCTACTGCCTAAAGCCTCATCAATCTGCGAAATCTGTTCAAGTGATAATTCAGATGTTATGACAGTCGGCAATCCTTCATTGTATCTGTAATTGATAATCTTAAATGTAGCATTGACATCAGCTGTTGAGACAAAATCGCCCCTGCGAGTTTTAAAGGAATCATCAATGTAAAGAATTTCCGCTTGCTTATATGAATTTATGAGAGCTTCATACACCTCTAAATTACTCGATGCCTGCTTGATTTTGGTAATATCATCCTGCCAAAGCATATATTTAGGTGCTTTGCCTTTTTTGAGTAATGCTCCGACAATAGCCGTACATATATGTGTCTTTCCACAACCGGGCTGACCGCCGAAGAAGAACCAATCGGAGCATTTGTCAATGTACTCATATGCTTTATCTTTCACATATTTCTGCCAATCTGAGGTTGTCTTGTAACTTTCAAAAGTATATCGTTTAAGAAGTTTTTGAAGACCGCTGTTCTGCATTCTGTGAAGTTCATCTCGAATTTTCATACAATCACATTTGCAAGCAACCACATCATATGTAACCTGCCCGAAAGGCGTTTCGCCTGCCTTTACACGGTAAATATAGCCTCGGTTCATACATTTCTCGCACTCATAGTCAATGAGCTTACCGGGTGTTGAGTTAAACACTTTTGCTTCTTGTTCGGCTCTTTCTCTCGGAGTGAGTTCTTTAGAAGACTTTCTCGCCCGTTGGATAATTTCCTCCGCTCTCTGTGGTGACATTATTCTTGACATTATCGCTTGGATTGAATCCATATCCTACACCTCCTCTGTCTTGGACCTTATTAAGCCATTTAGTAATGAACCCTTTAATGCCGGTTTTTGTTTTTCTCCTGCTCGGATTAGCTTCGAGCCACCCCAACATCGAACGCAATTGTTGTTCTACATCAACAGCAGGATACAAAATTTTGTAGTGCTGAACATCAGATTTTGAAACTGAATAATTACTCTTATCGTTCAAGGGTAATGTAATAAAAATATTTTCACCGGCGGTGTCGGCTGCATTTGCAGACGGCATCGCATAATAATTATTTCTATTTACTTTACTTTCCTTTACTTTACTTTTCTTTGTGTCATTCTCGGAGAGATTATGTTCATTCTCGGAGAGATTATGCTCATTTTCAGGTATAACTATATAAGCCTTTGTTTCTTCCGTTTTCAAAAGCCAATATAATCTATTTATTGTGCGACCTCGCACGGAGCGTTTTTCGATAGCGTACATATATCGTTCTTGCATCATTTTGTTGGTCAGTATGCTCTCCCTATCAAACAGCCCGTTATCAAACAGCCCAATTCGTAAGCAAAGCTTAACTACCTGATTTACCGTATCTGATTTAATTCCACCGCTCATTCGTTTCGCTATCGTGGCAGCACTGGTTTCTTCTCGCCACTCATAATAGTAACCATTTGTTGCATAAGCTTTGGTACAAATCCAAAAAAATACTCCAAAGCCGTCCCAACCCTGTGCATCAATAAGCACATCAAATCTCTCATCATCATCGAACAAGTGAACATCCCAAGCCGCAAAGTCAAGCCCTCGCTTTGGTTGTCCAGCCATTCACTGTATCACCTCTTTCTTTTTGTATTAAGTTTCAGCTTTGTACAAAGATATTCATCAAGTTCTATACCGTAGATTTTGTACTTATCAAACAGCTCTTTTTCGTGCCGATGTGCTTCATCGTGGTGCTTTCTGCAAAGGCATATAGCTTTTAATCCTATATGTACAATCTGTTCCCTATCTCGCCCCATACCAATTCTGTCAACATGATGAACTTCACCTGGTGCATTGCATATTGCACACTTACGATTTTCAAGACAACTGTACAAGTATCTGCCTATATCATCTGTAACATTAAGCAGAGTATCTCTTGTTCCGATATTTTGGTAGAAACAAAAATCTATCAGATAGCTTATGAAATCTCTTGCTACGCTTTTTTCGCAATCGGACAGCGAAAAGTATTCAATGCCAAATTCACCGCAAAAATTAAACTTGAAATATTCTTTAATCCATTCGGGATTATCTCCGCACCAAAATGCTATATCTCTGATGATTGCGTATATTTTTCTTCGCTGTTCGGCAGAAATCGTGCGTCCGTCAACAATTCTGAGTTCAATTTCATGTACTTGTTTCTGTGCAAGTTCTCTGCCGATACGCTCATGCGGTCTTACTATTAAGTTATATCCGTCATAAGATACTATGTTCGCTGATGTAATCATACTAAGGCCTCGTGTTGGTGCATATAAACGAAGAAACTGTTATTACCCATATTTTGATACAACCATTCATCGCACTTTTCTTTGCTCAAATGTGTACGAAGAACTCTATCTTCGTACACATATTGACCTTTCAATCGTTTATCTTTTATTCGATTAAGTAATTCTGTTTTTGAGTAGTTAGCTTCTACAAGATACAAATCGTAGTTCTTAGCTGTTATATGAGCGATTTCCGATGTATCAGTTGCGTATATAACTTTATATATCCCCTGTTGAGTGTTGAAGTGTAACTTCCAGCCGATATTAGGAACATCATGCCGAAGTGGTACTGCTGAAAAAGTAATATTGCTGATTGAGTACCATTTATCCTGAGCGACTATGAAAGAATTGTATTGAAAGGAGGTATCACCTAATAAAAAAAGCTTTTTGCAAAGATAATTGGGGTAAATTATCCGAATACAAGGGTGTTCGGACAGCAGTCGCTTTAGAGTAGCAACATTACAATGGTCTCCGTGTTGATGAGTTAAAAAAACATATTTAACTCGGTCAACCACTTCACACTCAACAAGTTTGCTGAACGGCACTCCGCAGTCAATCAAGACCTGACCGTCAAGAAAGACTGCGTTGCCCTTAGAGCCTGTGCTTATTATCTCTAAATCAATCATTTCATTCTGCAAGATCATCAATAGAGAACTGTTCTTCATCCGGTTCAGATGAAGATGGATTGTAAATTTCAGGTGTTTCAGCAGGGACTTCTGCATCGATCATAGTATCGGTGTCATAATTGGGAGTTCCGTCAGCATTGATAATATGATTATCAGCTTCATATGCTGTCTGCATTTCAACACTCATAATACCCCATTTGCTTATAAGCTGTCTGAGCATTGTCTTTTTTGCCATAGCATCAAAATCCTTTGCCCAAAAAGTGTAACTTGTACCCTTATTGACATCGCTTGCATATCCGGCTGAATACTTTAATGCGTGCTGTTTCATCTTATCCTTACTCCAGTAAAGAGCCTTTTCAAAGCCATTTACATAGCGAAAATAAGCATAGTATCCGATAGTTTCGGCAGATTCACGCTCTGTTTCATCTTCAATCATTTTAATTGCTATTTCCTCGGTGAGTGGGTCCCAGTTAAGTAGTTCGCCCTCTTTTACTTCTACAACATTAAGTCTTTTATACTGACCACTACGAATAGCGAGCTGTATGTATCCACGATAGCCAAGAACAAATGTAGCTGTTGTACGCTTATTCTTTCTGTCCTTAAACGGGACCATATAATACTGACCAAGCTGTGGTGACGGAGGAAGTCCGAGAGAGTGACCGCAAAGAGCCGCCGAAAGAATTGTAGCTGCATCGCATTCTTCGAGTGCAGGATTTGTACTCACCACAGATGTGATAGCCGCCGTAAATTTCTGAATTTCCTTCGGGTCTTTCATTGAGTTTGAAAGACTTTTCTGAAAAGCCTGTGTCTGGAGCATTGACGAAAACTTCGGCTTTCTCTGCTGAATCTGATTGTTTTGATTATTATAATTACTCATAGCGTAATCCCCTTTCGTTGATTAACTGCTTAACAGTGAGTGCAAAATCTTTAAGCTGTGATTTTGTACCGTAAACCTTGAATGACAATGACAGAACTTTTTCATCTTGCTGTGGCTGTTCTGATATTTCTTCAACCGGAGGAGCAACTTCTTCAGGCACATTTGCAACAAACGGTTCATATTCGTCAAGAGTGTTGCTCACAGCCTGCTCGGCTTTTTCACGCTCTGCTCTTTCGGCTTCTGCCCTTGCTTTTTCTTCTTCAATAGCCTTGTACCTCTCGGTTACGGAAGTTATTGCAACCGATACATTCAAAGACCGCTTATACTCGTACAGGATTTCGTCCTTGTGCTCCTGCGTTGCGATAAGCTTTAAGTCATCCATAATCTTGTCAAGGTTAGATTTTATAGTTTCTTTAAGCTTTTTGAGAGATACGCTCATAGTAATGTTTAAACTAACTTGCTCATATGCCACAAAATCAATACCGAGTGATTTTGAATACTCATCAAAATAGCTTTTTGATTTTTCGTACTTTTCCTGTTTAAGACCCTGCTCAATGGTGTCAACCTTACCTTTAAGGGCGGAATCAGCTTTCTTATAAGGCAATAACACGCAATCTTTGTAAACTGTTTCAAAAGCCTCATAAGGTGTTATTATTTCCGATTTAACCGCTTTTCGGCGAGTTTCAAATTTCGCAAATTCCTTATTGAGCGATGAACGCAACTTCTTGATTTCCTTGTAGTTTTCGTCTGTACATATCATTTCGCAGGCAGTGTTTACCTTTTTCTCAATTTCAGATTTAACCTGCTTGAGATTCTCGATAATGACAGGAATCTGAGCTACCTGAATTAAATCGGTTGAATCAGGTTCTACATCATTAACTGTTGACAGATTTTTTACTTCTTCCATATCAGCAGTTTCAAGCAAATTAACGGGTTCTGTAATTTTGGTCATTTTATGTTACCTCCTTAATCTATTGACCATTCTTCCTCGGTAATGCCGTGAAAAAGTTCGGCACATTCACGAGAACAGAAAATATCATCATTTGTATCTCTGAAATATGTATAATCATATCTGAGTTCTGCGTTGCACGCTCTGCAATGCCCCATTACCAGTACTTGCGGTGCGTTTGGGCACATCGGATTACACGGAGTGTTTCTGCATACTTCGCACATTTTAATATCTCCTAACTATTGATTTTTCGATTCAATATGATATAATGAGCTTGTTTAAATTTCTTTTTGTTTAATCCCGTGTTGCTGTTCCTAAGCAATGCGGGATTTCTCTTTGCCTGCAAGTTGCATTTCAAACAACGCCTTTGATACTCTTTCAGCTCTGAGTTCTTCCCTGATAAGCTGTTCAAGGTAATAATCCTCAAGGCGTTCACCGTTTGCATCACCAAATCGGCTGATAATAACCGCCAACTTGTTCTTAGCGTGTGCCTTAGCAATTTCAAACTCAGATTCAGTGCATATGTATCCGTTTGAGGATATAAAATCAGTGTAATTCAAAATATTTTCCCACCTTTATATTTGATAAACATTTTGCTAAGGTCCGCAAAATGTTCTTTTCATCAAACAACCTTGTAGTCGTTGGCATTTTCAACCCCCACACATTCAAAACTGAAGGATTCGGATTCTGATGATTCATAAGCTTTGAGCTTGCGTTTTAGCTCTCGGTTTTCGTGCCTATAACCGCTTGACGCTGTTTTTTCGAGTGCAAGGTCCGTTCTTGCGTTTCTTAGCTCAATGCTGAGATGTCTGTTCTCTGCTCTGAGGTTTTCAACATCTTTGAGCAGTTTTCTGCGTGTCGGGTAGTTTCTTAACCACATTTGTTAATGCTCCTTTATGTATTGTCTGATTTCTTCCTTATCAAATCGCCAAAGCTTTCCGATTTTGTGGGCAGGAAGAACGCCCCTTTGTGCAAGCCGTGTTGTATAATCAACATTAAGTGCAAGCAACCGTGCCACATACGGCACATCAATTATCACCGGCACTTCATCCCAGTTGACTATTGGTCTTTCTCTCGGCATTTTCAGTCCTCCTTTTTTAACATTTCGTTAAGCTGTTTTTGTGTGTTCAGAAAAATCAAGCCGCCGAACCGAATAAATCTTCGATAGATAAATCAGTTTGTAAAACCGACTTTAAGCGGAGAGCTTCATCAAGCGTAAATGGATATTCCCCACGCATTTTTGCACAGAACTGTCCGTATGAAATTCCCATTTTCTCGGCAACTTCTTTCTTTTTCATTTTCTTTTCAAAAATGATTACTTCGATTTTGTCAAACACGATTTTTCACCTCCTAAATGCGATATTTCGTGTTTCTATATTAAATATAACACGGTATTTCGCACTTGTCAACGGATTTTTAAAAATATTTTTACGAAATTTCGCATTTTAGTATTGATTTTTCGTAAACAGCGTGTTACAATCAGTAATAGTAAAGGGTGATTAACTTGACAAGAGAAGATTACATAAAACAGTTAATAAGTGACAAAGGATTTAGTGTAAAAACCTTTGCCGAAAAAATTGAAATACCATACAGCACACTTAGATCTATGCTTAACGGCTCTATTGGTGGAGCTGCTGTTGATAGTGTGATTAAAATTTGTGCAGGTTTGGGAATTAGCATAAATGATTTGCAAAATTGCAATGCGGTTAAACTACCTTTTGAAACATCAGACAAAGAAAAGAAACTTATAATCGCATACAGAAATAACCCCGAAATGCAACCTGCAGTCGATAGATTGCTCGGTGTGGAAGATGAAATATTGATACCAACAGTGAAAGCCGCACGAAGTGACGGCAACAATCAGCCTATAGAAATAGTTAATCTTCCTGATCTCAGTAAATTTGAGCCTGACGATACAGACTTATAAGCATTACATAATAAAAAACACCTCATAGGTTACAATACCTACGAGGTGGTAAAACTTGAATTATGGTAAATACAAACAGGCACGCAATGCCTCTTGGCAATGTTTGATTGATTATAATATAGGTAGCCTACCTGTTAAGGTAAGCCGAATAGCTAATCAAACCGACATTGTTTTATTAAAAAATTCGGCAGTCAATCTGCTAAGTGAAAATGAAAGCGGCACAACGCTTATGCAAAATGATAAACTTTATATCATATATGCAGATGAGCAATCCCCTCAGCGATGTAGATTTACAATTGCGCATGAACTCGGTCATATATTTTTAGGTCACTTGTTTAAGGAAAACGGCAACGGATTTGCAACAACCGACGATGCCGAACATTCAGCAAATGTATTTGCTCGAGATTTGTTGGCTCCGGCTTGCGTACTCCATGAGCTACACGCAACAAATGCCGCTGCAATTGCAAATTTATGTGACATTAGCTTTGAGGCGGCAACCTACAGGGCTGAACGAATGGCAGAGCTCGAACGCAGAAACGCCTTTTATCTGCACCCTCTTGAAAGACAGGTGAAAGAACAATTTGCAGATTTTATCAACAAAAAGAAAAACCCCCCACAGCGGCAACTGTGAGCGGTCAAAATAAGGATTAGAGAAGTAGGAACTCCTCGAATATTATTATATAATATTTGACATTATGTGTCAATGAGGAGGTTATTATGGGATTATTATCAAAATTATTTAAAAAGCCAAAATCAGAGGTAAAAACTCCTGCGATGCAACCGGAATCGGGCAAGTCGCACACGAAAGTTTTTAAAGTTGCAGGTGTTACCT